ATCTACTGTTGAGGGTACAGAGGAAAGATACAGACCAAAAGATGATTTAACTCCAGAACAGAAAAAAGAATTTGGTCAACTTGTAAAATCTGCACCAAAGATTAGAACACCGTTACTGGATGATGATGGTAATCCACTTAAAGATAAAAAAGGTAATCCTAGAGTTAAAGAGACACCAGATTTTGATGCAGTTCCTAAGATAAAAGAACTAGGAATCCCTTTTACTGTGCCAGTATTTGTAAAAAAACTAGCCACTAAGTTTGATAATGAAGATGCTAAAAAACCAAGAATCACACACTATAAGGGTGGAGAAGCGTTTACTTCTGGTCTGGAGGAGTATCTTGTAAGAAATTACAACGAAAAAAAGACCATGGAAGAAATCATTAATCAGTTTGATAGAATGAGACCTACTGTTAGATTAGAGGTTAGATCGCAGAAAAACACAAACTTACCACCAGATCAAGCCGTATTTACAAACGCACCTAAAGCAATGGCTGATTTTTTAACAGATCCAAACTTTAACCCAGAGGGCACAAATCAACTTGCTTTGGGTTATGGAAGCCAAAGAATATTTAATTCATTTACAATCGGTGGTGTACCTACAATCAAAGAAACTATCAGTCGGAATCAAAGCACAGGTGAAGAGAGTTACAGCTATAATAGACAAAACACACCAGCAGATCCAAAAGACTATCAGTTTGATAAGATAAGTATTATTGCTAAAAATCCAGATCAAGACAGATTTACGGCTGGTGATTTAACTAAAAGTCCAGTTATAAAAACTTTCCAACAAAAAAAAGATGGCTCCCACACAATAGAAAAAAGGCTTGATGAAGCTGCTGCAAGAGACCGCCGTGGTGCAGCAGTGGAGTTAAGACTTCCAGGTATTCACGATTATTATAACAAAGGTTTTGGTTATACTAGAGCCATGATTGTTGAGGGCACAGATGGAAAACTTTACGCTGTATTAGAAGAAAATCAATCAGACATAACAAGAACTTACGAAAATCTTCTTGATTTTTCAAAACCAGAATATGATTTAGCTTTAAAGTTTGGAGGTGTTCCAGAGTTACTATCTGGCTCTATAGATCTTGCTCTAAAAGGGAACGACCCTTATCTCACAAGAAAAGCTGCTTTACTAGGTGGAACTGGTTTTACCGATAGAAGGCGTGTTAAAGATCTTAGAGCAACAAGAGACAATCTTAGAGCTCATAAACTTCTCACACCAAGTGAAAAAAATAAAATAGATGTCTTGGATGACATGGATCAAAACATGCCAGACAATGACGCACCTTCACAATTTGATGTAGATTTAAGAGACAAAAAGAAAAAGTTTGATGAAGCTGTCAAACAACTAAACATGCTTGACGATCAAATTAACAAAAATCAAATATTCATAGATACTTTTCGACTGACTGAAAGAGCACCACAAGAGTTAGAAAAATTCACAGAAATAGGATTAGAGGATTTACTTAAGTTTAAAAAAGAAGTTATTCCTCGTATGAAAAAATATTTTAATCAAAGAAGGAAAACTAATCTAACACTCGCAAAACCTTTAAGTGACGCAGAGCGAAACAATATTGTAACTGATTATCTTGAAAGGTTTGGTAATACAGCAGATGTAAGACTACAAGCAGAAAATGAAATCAAAAGAATAGAAGATGAAAGAGGTAAGACTGCGAAGAGAATTAGTTTTAGACAATTAATAGACGAAAATAACGAACAAGAGCAATTAAACGGACTTGACGAAATCATTGAAAGAACATTGTTCTCTGAAAGTGACTACGAAGATTTTTTTCAAAAAGCAAAAGAGAGAATAGACAATTTAGAAGAAGAAGGAGAGATGGGTGACCTAGATGGTTTCATAGTAACTTCAGAAGGTGCTTTTGAGTTTGTTAGTAAAGGAAGACCTAGATTCCTTCAGACAGAACCTGATATGTTTAGAAGAGCACCTGAAGTAGCAAAGGATACTTATGGAAGAGAGGTCATAAGATTATTTAATGAAATGGCGGGTTACATAGACGGTTACACACAAGACACACGGTCAAATCCAGATGCTAGTAAAGCTAGATTCAGAGACAAATATGAAAGATATGCAGACAGTTATCCTGACCATGCAGGAAGCTCAAGAGGTTTTGCTTATGATGGATTAGTCATGCCCAATAAATTTATGAAAGCTAGTACAAATCAAGATAGATCTTTTGACCTTGGACATAGAATCTATGTTCCAAATAATTTTGAAGAGATTGGAAGAGGTAAGTTTAGTAAATTCAGAAATGATAAAAACATAGAGCAGTATGAAGAAGGTAAGGATGTTTTTAGTATTCTTATGAAACACATGCCTTTTGCTTCAACAGAGTCTGGAGAAAACAGAGAAAAGTATCCTCAAGAGTTTAATCCTAGACGAGTTGGTGTAAACGAGAATCGAGAGCAGTTAAGACGAGGAGCTGATGGAAAAGATAAAATAGCAGCAGATCGTAGATACTCAAAGAACTCTGTTACTTATGATTTAGGCAGAAGTGAAGAAGATCAAAAGTTAACTAGGACTTACGCAACAAGTTATAACGGAGATCCAAAAGAACGTCTAAGAGACGATATCTCGCAGTTAATGCAAGAAAACTCTGTAAAAGAAGGTAAATACTATGATTATTTTGAAAATAGTGAAACTTTTGCCGAACATGGTTTCCGCCGTGATAGAGCGGGTGATGGCTTTTACGGAAGAGCTAGTCGAGACGGAGATCAAGAACTTGTAAGAGATGCTGTTGAAAAGGCACTTAATCTTTCAGTATCAGACGCAATGCACGAGGCTATAAATGAAAAAGCACTAGATTTGATTAAACATAGAGTTGCTTCAGAAATTGTTAGAAAACACAAAGATGTGATCGATAAGATAGATTTTACTGGTATCATGGAGTCTAGCATAAATGATAATTACAGAGACAATAATGATGATTTGAGATATATAACCGACAATCTTGGTTTCGTAAACGGTCACTCAAGTCAAGTTAATTATGAAGATGTTACGCAAAAAATAAAAGATGCTTTACCAAATAATGTTATGAAAGATGTCGAAAAAATCTTATCAAAAGCAATAGATGAGGTAACTGATAAAGTAGGTTTTGTTCCAGAAGATGGTAATTACAAAGAATACATGAAGCTGATTGATGAAGAAAAAGAGACAGCTGTAGGTAAACAAACAGTTGAGAAGTACAAGAAAAAACTTGGTTTAGATAACCCAGATAAACTTAAGAAGAAAATATTAATGGGTTCAATCTTAAATAGAGAAAGAACTAATCCTACTGCTATTCGTTTGGGAGCTAGAAACCAAAGTCCAAATGAACTATCAAGACAGACAATAGAAAGATCAATGAATCCATTACAGCGTTTTATGAGAGCGGGCGACCAATTAGGTAAAAATCTTTTTGCAATGGAAACTTTTTTAAAACCAGTCGGATATACAAACGAGGAGCATGGTGCTGGATCTGGTTATTATCTTACTCCAGATCCTACAATGGGTAATTTTTTTCAACTTCTTACCACACAAGCATACAGAGGTTACATGGAAGGTGACAAAGAAAGAGCCGATAGACTAGCAGAACAAGCAGATAAACTTGTTTATAGAAGAGGAGAACTCAAAAAACAAAGAGATGATAATGAAGTAGGTGCTACAGATGACGCTGAGATTGATCGAAGATTTGATAAGATGAGAGAGTACATCGATCAAAATGCAGAAAATTATAACTATAGTCCAGAAGAATTAAAGGCAGCCTTACAAAGAGTTCGTGACCATGTGGTAGGTAATGAACAGTATTATAGAGCACCACACAATGCAAACGAAGCACAAACAGCAAGAGGATTATTACACTCTTTAATACATCAAGTAACAGATCCTAGATTTGAACAATTATATGGCAGACCGATAGAGGGAGTTGTTCTTCCACATAGAAAAGATTTATACTTCCCAAGAGCAATAGAAGACTCTGGTATACGAGCAAAAGGTCCCAATGCTTTTAGTCAAGGAACATACGGCTCTGTCATGCAGGCATTAATAGAAAGATTTGAAGCAGCAGGTGCAAATGTTGACAGAGACAGAATCTTTGAAATGAAAAATGTTAAGAATCCAAACGGTCCAACAGCCTCGTTAAATCTACCAGTACAAGGAGTTATCGATCTATCCAAGGGTTCTCTTGGTAGGAAGATAGCAGAAGGTAAGTTTACTTTTAGAGCAAAAGGTGGTTATATAGACCTTAGAAGAAAGGCAAGTTAATGGCAGAACAAGATCCAGTAAGAGAAATAGCGGGTATGGTTGAAAAGTCTATGGGAGCGGGTGGAGCACCTATGACCATAGAAGAACAACTTGCTGTGTCAATACAAGATGATGTAGACGAATTACCAGAGGGTGTAGAGTTAGACACTGGTGAAGAAGAAGTGCCAGTGATGGCAGAGCCATACAATCACGATGCTAATCTTGCAGAAGTTATAGAGGATGGTGTGTTGGCATCTATTGCATCTGATCTACAGTCAAAGGTAAAAGAAGATTTAGAATCAAGATCAGACTGGGAAGAAGCTATTGCCAAAGGATTGAACTTGCTTGGCATAAACTACGAGGACAGAAGTGATCCGTTTCTTGGTGCAAGTGGTGTAACACATCCACTTTTATCAGAGGCTACAACACAGTTTCAATCACAAGCATACAAAGAAATGTTACCAAGTGGCGGTCCAGTAAAGACACAGATACTCGGTATTGCTACAAAAGAAACAGAAGATCAAGCACAAAGAATAAAAGATTACATGAACTATCAGATTACTGAAGTCATGG